TCAAGGCGCATCTGGCTGACCTCGCCGAGCTCAAGCCGCGGCTCGACTGATCACCAACAGCGATGGAAGGACGGGGAATGAGACGCTGGCTCGCCACGGCGCTGATCGGCACGCTGCGCGACGCCCTGGTCGGCGGCCTGCTGCTGTTCGTGCTCCTGCAATCCCTCTCCGGCCTGATCGGTTGACCGAAGCCCATGCGCCTCGACGACTACGACGGTGCGGCGGCGATCGCGGCGGCCTGGGCCGATGGACTGCGCCCCGATCCTTCGCTCACCGTCTCGGCCTGGGCGGACCGGCATCGCGTGCTGAGCCCACGGGGTGCCAACGAAGCCGGGCCCTGGCGTACGGCCAGGACCCCGTACCTGAAGGAGATCATGGACCACCTCTCGCCGTCGCATCCCTGCCAGCGGGTGGTGTTCATGAAGGGAGCGCAGACGGGCGGAACCGAGGCAGGCAACAACTTTTTGGGATACGTCATCCACCATGCCCCGGGCCCGATCCTGGCGGTGCAGCCGACGGTGGAGCTGGCCAAGCGGTTCAGCCAGCAGCGGGTCGAGCCGCTAATCGAGGCGAGCCCGATCCTCAGAGAGCGGGTGGCACCGGCGCGTTCCCGGGATTCGGGCAACACCGTGCTCTCGAAGACCTTCCCGGGCGGCATCCTGGTGCTCACTGGAGCGAACTCTGCCGTGGGCCTGCGCTCGATGCCGGCGCGCTATCTCTTCCTCGACGAGGTCGACGCCTACCCACCGTCGGCTGACGAGGAGGGCGACCCGGTGGCGCTCGCCGAGGCCAGGACCCGGACCTTCGCCTGGCGGCGCAAGGTCTTCCTGGTCTCGACCCCGACGATCAAGGGCCTGTCGCGGATCGAACGGGAGTACGAGGCCTCTGACCAGCGGCGCTACTTCGTCGGCTGCCCGCAGTGCGGCCACCGGCAGTGGCTGGCCTTCGAGCGGCTTCGCTGGACCAAGGGCAAGCCCGAGACCGCTGCCTATCACTGCGCGGGGTGCGACGAGCGGATCGAGGAGCGGCACAAGACGGCGATGCTCGCCCAAGGCGAATGGCGGGCGACAGCCACCTCGGCCGATCCGCTGACGGTCGGGTTCCACATCTCCAGCCTCTACTCGCCGCTCGGCTGGCTGTCCTGGGAGCGCATCGCCCGGGAGTGGCTGGCAGCGCAGGGCTCGGGCGAGGCCATCCGCTCGTTCAAGAACGGGGTGCTCGGCGAGACCTGGCAGGAGAGCGGCGAGGCGCCGGACTGGCAGCAGGTGCATGACCGCCGGGAGAGCTGGCCTGCTGGCCAGGTGCCTGAGCGAGCCTTGTTCCTAACCGCCGGCGCCGACGTCCAGAAGGACCGCATCGAGGTCGATGTCTGGGCCTGGGGGCGTGGGTTGGAAAGCTGGCTGGTGGATCATCTGGTGATCGAGGGCGGGCCGGGCTCGGCGCAGAGCTGGGCAGCGCTCGATGCGCTGCTCGGCCGGACCTGGGAGCACGAGTCGGGGGTGCTGCTGCCGCTGATGCGTCTCGCCATCGACAGTGGCTACGAAGCACCCGCCGTCTATGCCTGGGCCAGGCGCGCCGGCTTCGCGCAAGTTGCGCCGATCAAAGGCGTGGAAGGCTTCAACCGGGCGAGCCCGGTCTCGGGCCCGACCTATGTCGACGCCACCGAGGGCGGCAAGCGGCTCAAGCGTGGTGCCCGGCTCTGGACCATCGCGGTCTCCACCTTCAAGGCCGAGACCTACCGCTTCCTCCGGCTCGACAGGGTGCGCGACGAGGCCGTCGCCAACGGCAACGCGCCAACCGCGGGGACCATCCACCTGCCGGGCTGGGTCGACAGCGAGTGGGTCAAGCAGCTGGTGGCCGAGCAGCTGGTGACGGTGAAGACCAAGCGCGGCTTCCAGCGCCTCGAATGGCAGAAACTCCGGGATCGCAACGAGGCGCTCGACTGCCGGGTCTACGCCCGGGCGGCCGCCTGGATCGCCGGTGCCGATCGTTGGCCGGAGCGCAAGTGGGCCGAGATGGAGCGCGAGCTCGGTGTCACGGCGGCGCCCACGACCATCGTGACATCGTCCGACGGCGTACCACAGCGCGAGGCCGCCGAGCGACCCGTCCATAGTCCATCTGGCCGAACCGACTGGCTCGGCGGCCGGCAACGCAACTGGTTCTCACGATGACCACCTGGACCGAGACCGAGCTCAGCGCACTCCGCCGCGCCTATGCCTCGGGCACGCTCAAGGTCAGCTATGACGGGCGCAGTGTCGACTACGGCTCTGCCGAGGATCTGCTGCGACGCATCCGGCTGATCGAGGGGGAGATCGCGGCTGCGACCGGCAAGCCCAAGCCCAGGCGCAGCTTCGCCTCCTTCGCCAAGGGCTGAGCTTCATGAACTGGCTGGATCGGGCGATCGGTGCGGTGGCACCGGGGGCGGCGCTTCGCCGTGCCCGCCAGCGCCAGGCGCTGGGGCATCTCACCCGTGCCTACGAGGGCGCCAGGACCGGCCGGCGCACGGATGGCTGGGTGGCGTCCGGCACCAGCGCCAATGCCGAGATCGGTCCGGCGCTCTCCCGCCTCCGGGAGCGCTCCCGCGATCTGGTGCGCAACAACCCTTATGCCACCAAGGCCGTCGAGGCCATGGTCAGCAACCTGGTCGGCACCGGCATCATGCCGCGTGCCCGGGCCGGCCGGCAGCGCCTGGTCAAGGTGGCGGACGGGCTCTGGCAGGACTTCGCCACCAGCTGCGACGCCGACGGGCGGACCGACTTCTCCGGCCTCCAGGCGCTGGCCGTGCGCACCATGGCCGAGAGTGGCGAGGTGTTGGTCCGGCTGCGGGATCGCCGGCTCGAGGACGGCTTGCCGGTGCCCCTCCAGCTGCAGCTGCTCGAGCCGGACCACCTCGATACCGGCAAGTCGGCGGAGCTGCCGGATGGCGGCTTCGTCCTGCAGGGGGTCGAGTTCGACCCGGTCGGCCGGCGACGCGCCTACTGGCTCTTCCCGGTCCACCCCGGCGAGGTGGCCGTCTTCGGCCGCGGCCGGCTGCTGAGCCAGAGGGTAGCCGCCGACCGCGTGCTGCATCTCTTCGACCGGACACGCCCTGGCCAGGTGCGGGGCGTGCCCTGGTTCGCTTCCGCCATCGTGAAGCTCCGCGATCTCGACGAGTACGACGACGCCGAGCTGGTCAGGAAAAAGATCGAGGCCTGCTTCGCCGCCTTCGTCACCGGCGACGAGGAGGAGGCGACGCTGGGGGCCGCCAGCACCGATGGCGAGGGGAGGCGGATCGAGCGGTTCGAGCCCGGGATGATCGAGTATTTGCCGGCGGGCCGGGACGTACGCTTCGCCACGCCGGGGGCGAGCGGCGGCTACGCCGAGTACATGCGGGTGCAGCTGCACGCCATCGCCGCCGGGGTGGGGCTCACCTACGAGCTGCTCACCGGTGATCTGTCCCAGGTAAACTACTCCTCGATCCGCGCCGGGCTGATCGAGTTTCGGCGCCGGGTCGAGGCGCTGCAGTGGCAGTTGCTGGTCCCCGGCCTCTGTCAGCCGGTCTGGCGCCGCTTCGTCATGGTGGCGCAGGCGGCGGGCAGCCTCCCGCCGGGCGAGATCGGCGCCGAGTGGACCGCACCGCGCTTCGAGGCGGTCGATCCCCTGAAGGACATCCAGGCCGACATCCTGGCGGTCCGGGCCGGCCTCATGACGCTGAAGGAAGCGATCGCCCGGCAGGGCTACGACCCGGCGCAGGTGCTGGCCGAGATCGGTCTCACCAATGCCGAGCTCGATCGGCTGGGGATAACCCTCGACACCGATCCGAGGAAAGCGACGCGGACGGGGGCAGCGAAGCCCGAGAGCGACGCTGCCCCCGCCGACGCCAACAGGGAGGCCGCTCATGAATGAGCCCTTGGATATACCAGCGTCAAGCGCAGAGGCACCGCGCCAGATCGTCGACCTGCCGCTCCAGCAGCGCCACGATGTCCGGCTGCTGCCGGCGAGCCTGGCGGCCGAGGCGCGGACCGTCGAGGTGGTCTGGTCGACCGGGGCCACCGTGCGGCGCAGCGATCCCTGGACCGGCAAGCACTACGATGAGGTGCTGTCGCTCGAGCTGGGCCATGTTGACCTCTCCCGGCTGGAGAGCGGGGCGCCGCTGCTCGACAGCCATGCTGCCTTCAGCCTTGCAGGGATCATCGGCGTGGTCGAGCGCGCCTGGATCGAGAGCGGGTCGAGCGGTCCGGAAGGCCGGGCCGTCATCCGCTTCAGCAGCCGGGCCGAGGTGACGCCCGTCTGGGAGGACGTCAGGAGCGGCATTATCCGCCACGTCTCGGTCGGCTACCGGGTGCGGAGCTTCCGCATCGAGGAGGATGCCGACCCGCCGGTCTGGCGCGCCGTCGACTGGCAGCCCGTCGAGCTGTCGCTGGTCGCCGTCCCGGCCGACCCCGGCGCTGGAACGCGAAATGAGAATCCCACGAACCCCTGCCGGCTGCTGCGCCGGTCCCATCCCCCGTGCACGGAGACCCGCGCCATGAACGACACCATCACCCGAGACGCACCCGCTGAGACCGACAACCAGGAGACCGAGCCCGTGACCACCGAGACCGACGACACCGCCACCGAGGCCGTGGAGCAGGACGAGGCACCGCCCGACCTCGTCGCCCCCACCAGCGCCATGCGCTCCGCCCTCGAGGCGCAGCGCCGACGTGCGGCGCCTGCCGAGACGGTGACGCGCCAGGCCGTCCCCGACGAGACCGCCACGCGTGCCATCGCCGAGCGGGTGCTCAAGGAAGAGCGCGAGCGTGTTGCCGGGATCACCGATGCGGCGCGGAAGCTCGGCGTCGACACCACCGTGGCCGACGACCTGGTCCGCCGCGGCATCGGCCTCGACGAGGCCAGGCGCTCGCTGATCGACCAGGCCGCCGAGCGCGACCGCGCGGTTGAGACCCGGCCGCACCACATCCGGGCTGGTGGCCTCGACGAGGTCACCACCCGCCGCGCCGCCATCGAGAGTGCGCTGCTGCACCGCTTCGATCCCGGCCGCCATGCCTTGAGCGAGCCCGCCCGCGACTGGCGCGGCCTCAGCCTGATCGAGATGGCCCGCTCCCTGCTCGAAGCCGCGGGCGAACGGCCGCGCGGGCTCAGCCGTGACGAGATCGCCACCCGCGCCCTGCACAGCACCTCCGACTTCCCGCACATCCTCGCGGCCGTCACTGGCAAGACCCTGCGCGCGGCCTACGAGGCGGCACCGCGGACCTTCATGCCCATCGCCCGGCGGACCAGTGCCGCCGACTTCAAGCAGATCCACCGCCTCCAGCTCGGCGAGGCGCCGCAGCTCGAAAAGGTGGGCGAGAGCGGCGAGTTCAAGCGCGGCACCATCGGCGAGGCCAAGGAGAGCTACCGGGTCGAGACCTGGGGCAAGGTCATCGGCATCACCCGCCAGGTGATCATCAACGACGACCTCGACGCCTTCACCCGCGTCCCGGCCCTCTTCGGCACCTCGGCCGCGACCCTGGAGAGCGACATCGTCTGGGGGATCGTCATCGACAACCCGGCCATGGCCGACACGAACCCGCTCTTCCACGCCAGCCACAAGAACCTCGCCGGCACCGGCACCGCCCTCGACGTACCGAGCCTCGGCAAGGCCAGAACCGCGATGGCCAAGCAGACCGGGCTCGACGGCAAGACCCTGCTCAATCTGCGGCCGACCTTTCTCGTGGTCCCTGCCGGCCTCGAGCTCGCCGCCGAGCAGCTGATCGCCCAGAGCCTGGTGCCGGCCAAGACCACCGACGTGGTGCCCAACTCGATCAGGAGCCTCGCCGTGATCGCCGAGCCGAGGCTCGATCCGGCCTCCGGAGCCGTGCCCTGGTTCCTGTTCGCCAGCCCGGCCTCGATCGACACGATCGAGTACGCCTATCTGGAGGGCCAGGACGGGGTCTTCATCGAGAGCCGCACCGGCTTCGACGTCGACGGCGTCGAGATCAAGGCCCGGCTCGACTTCGGCGCCAAAGCCATCGACTGGCGCGGCATGTTCAAGAACCCGGGCGTGACTCTGAGCTGATCGCCGGCACCTCCGACACCCTCCTGAACCATCTTCATCGAAGGAACCCCAACCATGGCCAAGAACGCCATCCAGCCGGGCCGCGTGCTTACCGTCCCGGCCCCCACCGGTGGTGCCCTCAGCGGTGCCCCCGTCCTGATCGGCAGCCTGTTCGGCGTCGCCCAGCACGATGCCGCCCAAGGCCAGGACCTCGAGATCCTGACCGAGGAGGTGGTCGAGCTGCCCAAGGCTGCCCCGCTCGTCATCGACCTCGGTGATCGCCTGTTCTGGAACGCCGGCGACGGCGTGCTCGACAAGACCGCCGAGGCACAGGTCAGCGTCGGCGTCGCCGTGGTAGCGGCCGCCTCGGCCGACACCGTGGTCCGGGTCAAGCTCGGCGCCGTGACTCCGGCCGGGACGTGAGTGCGTTCGCGGCCGCCACGGACGTCCTCTTCGCCGACCCGCATCTGGCGCGGGATGCCGTCTATCGGCCCGGCGGGATTGGCGACGGCATCCCCGTCCGGGTGATGCGCCGCCAGCCGGACCGGATCGAGGGCTTCGGCGAGACCCGGCTCGCCAGCAGCACCACGGTGCTCGACGTGCGAGCGAGCGAGATCGCCGAGCCCGCGGCCGGCGACACGCTCGATCTCGACGGCCGGACGGTTGTCGTCCAGGGCGCGCCGATCCTCGACGCCGAGGGTCTCCTCTATACCGTCGACACGCGACCGGCATGAAACTCTCCGTCACCACACTCGGCAGTCTCGGGCAGATCATGGCCGAAGAGGTCAGTGCCGGCGAGAACGCGGCGACCGCCGCCGTGCGTCAGGCAGGAGATGGTCTCAAGGCCGCCTGGCGGGCGCAGATCGTCGGCGCCGGGCTCGGCACGCGGCTGGCCAAGACGATCCAGGTTCAGGTCTATCCGCGGTCCGGCCAGAGCCTGAACGCCGCTGTCGTCGTCTGGTCGAAGGCGCCGGTAATCGTCGGGGCCCACGATACCGGCCCGCTGATCC